TCCACGATGCCGTGGCAGGATTTCAAGGACCTCTACATGAGAGCCTGGGAATTGGGGTGCAAGGGGCTCACGACCTACCAGGTGGGTGGAAAACGGGTGGGGGTCATGCGGTCCATGGACGATGATGAGGCCTCTGCTTGCAAGATTGACCTAAAGACTGGGAGAAAAGAATGCAACTGATCAAAACCAATGCGGAAGAGTACTTCGCGACCGCCAGGGAGCGATACAGGATTTACCTGAAACGATCCTTGGGTCGTCCACGACCGTGGACTGAGGACCCAGTGTTCCGGATCTGGCGATTCTGCAACGTATTCCGTGAGGACGATGTCACCACTGTCTGGATCAGGGACCATATCAGGGAGCCACTGAAAGATAAACCAACCCAACTCCTAACAGCGATGGTCGCCTGCCGGCTGTTCAACCGTGTCTTAACACTACAGCGGCTACTTGACAGCGGTGCGCTGCCGGTGTGGGACGCGGATGCGGCACGGAAGGCACTCGTGGGGGTGCGACCCGTTGTCGGCAGCGCCTACATGATCAAGACTCCTGATAACCTGAAGAAGGCAGAGGGTGTCTTGGAGGTCATGCGCCCCATCGCGACAGAGTCGTGGATGCTGCTTAAGTACGTTGACCCTGGGCAGACGAGTCTGCAAGAAGTCTGGGAGTTGATCAAGATGTGGCCCTTCATTGGTCCGTTCTTGGCGTACGAGGTGGTCACAGACCTTCGACACACTCCGTTGCTGGAGAACGCACCGGACATCATGACGTGGGCGAACCCAGGGCCGGGTGCCTGTCGTGGTCTAAAGTGGCTCGGAGTGAAGACCGGAAGAGAGCAGCAGATCGTGGCCATGCAGCAATTGCTACACATGAGCCAACGCGAGAAGTATTGGCCGCGCCAGTGGCCGCAGTGGGAGATGAGAGAGGTGGAACATTTTTGCTGCGAATACTTCAAGTATGTGAAGGTCGCCCATCTCGGGTTGCGCATGAAGCGACGATACCTATGAGGACTGTGAGGATCGCGAGTGGGAGAATTCCGGAAATAAGTGTAGAATAGGCCGGATTTCTCTTGCCTTCCCTCCTGGTGTGGGGTATAATAGATCTGTGAGCTTCATTAAAACACTACTTTATGTTATTGGATTTCCGAATGGGAAACTATATGTCGGACGAACTGTGCAAACGATGCTTCGACGATTTCGACAGCATGTGAGATCACTTCAACCAGTTGGTTATGCCATCAGAAAGTATGGTCCAGAGAATTGTCGGACTATTGTGTTGGTTACTGGACTTACGTGGGAAGATGCTGGAGAGTGGGAACAATTCTGGATCGCTGAACTAAAGACGATGGCACCAGCCGGATACAATCTGACTTGTGGCGGAGAGGGAGTTATGAGGCTCAGACAGACTCCGGCTACGCGAAAGAAAATGTCACAGACTCGTCATCGTAAATTCCAAGAAGATCCTATTTTTCGGGAGAAGGTACTGATTAGTCAGGCTAAGAATGCAGCGTCGCGTCGCGGTAGGAAATATACAGGAAGGCGTCTTGAAAAAGCACAAATCGCGATGATGAAGTGCCGTGAATTCATGTGGACTGATCCCACTTGTCGAGAAAAGATGTTGGCCATCGCACGAGCCAATATTGCCACAACGCACTGCTCATGTCACCCGCTTCACGCGGGTGTGGATTGAAACAAGGCACACATGGCCACTCGTGGTAAGAAATTGACAGGTAAACGTCTCGACCAGGCACGAATCAGCATCGCTAAAGCGCAAGCAGTGCGTTGTGGCAAGAACTGACAAATTGGAGGTACTATGGGCATTAGAATTGCTGTGGTGGGAGTAGGTAATTGTGCGTCGGCCCTGGTGCAGGGACTGCACTTCTATGGGAAGAAGGGTCAAGATACGAGCGGACTCATGGAGCCAGACATCGGTGGTTATCATCCCGGTGACGTTGAGGTCGTCGCGGCGTTTGATGTGGATGCAAGGAAGGTTGGTCGTGACCTCGCAGATGCGATCTTCGCTGAGCCAAATTGCACGTTTCGGTTCTGCGAAGTTCCTTTCACAGGTGTTAGACTGCAGCGCGGACCGACACTCGACGGGATCGGGTCTACGTTACGGGATGTCGTTCCCGAGAGTCTATGTAGTCCTGTGGATGTGGTGGAGGCACTGCGTCGGGCAAACGTGGATGTGGTGGTGGGTTATCTGCCGGTCGGTTCAGAAGAGGCTGTGCGGTTCTACGCCGATGCGGCCCTGGCGGCTGGATGTGCATACGTGAACTGCATACCGGTGTTCTTGGCATCGGATCCTGAGTATGCGAAGAAGTTTACTGCGGCGGGTCTTCCTCTCATCGGCGACGATATCAAGAGCCAGGTAGGCGCAACGATCGTTCACCGCACCTTGGTTGACCTGATGCACATGCGAGGCGTGCAGTTGACGCACACCAGTCAGTTGAACGTCGGCGGCAACACCGACTTCCTCAACATGCTCGATCGCAGTCGGCTCAAGTCGAAGAAGATCAGCAAGACTCGGGCTGTCACCAGTGCGATGGGAATAACACTTCCTGCACGGGACGTACATATCGGTCCAAGCGACCATGTCGAGTGGCTTGATGATCATAAGTGGTGCTTCATCACACTCGAAGGTGTGGGCTACGGCGGGGCACCAATGGACATCGAACTCAAGATGCGGGTATGGGACAGTCCGAACTCAGCTGGTGTGGTCACGGATGCCATCCGGTGTGCTAAGGTGGCCTTGGACCGGCATGAGGGTGGCCCTTTGATCTCCCCGAGCGCCTACTTCATGAAATCACCTCCGGTACAGGTCGAGGATCACAAGGCATTGGAGAACCTCCGGGCATGGCTCACGAGATAAAACCGATCCAGAATGACCACTCGGGAGAGTGGCATTGCCAACGGTTCGTCGAGTTTGCCCAGGCGAAGAATGCGATCGGTGAGCCAGTGCCTCACATGCGTGTGGCGGACTGGCTCACCAGGGATCAACCGTTCAGGGAACAGACCTGGATGGCCGGGGCATATCTGGCGGCTTATTCAATCATCACCGGAGAAGCTGTCTGGAGCCACTGGCCACGTAGTCGCATAGACAAAGAAGGATTCGAGGCATTGTCCCAGTGGGTGTATGACAACTGGCCAGGGTTTCACACTCGCGTACCTCGTCGCTGTGTTCGCTCTCCAGAGAAGTTTTATCGGTGCCTGCGTGGGTTTGCGGAGTGGCAGGATACCGAATTACCTCGTCTGGTAAATAAGACATGGGATAATCCTCGCGCGGAGTACGACGAGTGGTGGGACTCAGCCAACAACATCCCGTTCTTTGGCCGGTACATCTCGATCCGTCTGTTGGAACTGATGCGCAGGCGAGGGGTGATGAAGGCGCACTTATATGACATCCGTGCCATTGGAGCTCACTCCCCGATCCGCTGCCTGATGTTGCTCCGACCAGATCGCCTGGCTGATTTGGCTACTGGCGAGCCAAAGGTAGTCAATGAGATCGCTGAGCAAGTCAAGACCCAACTACAGGAGCGCGGCGGGGTCGACATGTCCTACTTTCTCTTCGCTACCTTGCTCTGTGAGTATCGGGCATGCTACGAAGACAGCAACGACTATGCCGGAAAGCAGCATGATGAGGAGTTGGAGTACTCCCTGAGTCACTATGCTGATTACTGGCTGAAGATGGGCATGACTTCCCATTTGTACGAGGCTCGTGCGACGATTGACCCACACGAGTGCCTGGGCGAGATCCAAGGTTGGGAGAGACGCCGTCGTGACGTAGCTGGTTGGATGAGGGCACGGGATATTGTCTGGTCCGATGTCAGTTATGACTACAAGAAATCCGTGGCAGCGGATAAACCAGTTGAGAGGGAAATGTAATGAATAAACGAGCATCTGTCAACGAGATCCTTCCTGGTCGGATCTACCAGCGCGGCCAGTTCCTAACGTGGCCTTACGAGCAGAAGTGGCGGCTCCTGGAGGAACTGGGAATCGACGTTGTCGTGAACTTATGGTCCAAGGTTGACCCAGACCTATCCTCCGGAGATCTGGGTCGTATGTATCTGTGTTGGCTCATATCTCCATCAGAGGTGCCGGACCATGCAGAAGCATTTATTGGGTTCCTTGCATACTTGGTCAATCAGGGAAAGAAGATCCTGATCCATTGCGAGGCTGGTCGTGGTCGTTCAGTCTGGTTGGCCACGCGGATATTGGCAGCGGTCGAGGGCATCACCAGAGCGGAGGCGCTATCCCGTGTCGAAGCAACCATGCATCACAGTCTCACTATCGTCTTGCAGGAGAACTTGGCATGATTATCCTCATCAGTGGCACAAGCGGTTCTGGTAAGACGTTTCTGGCGCGGCGTATCATGGGACACCTGCCGCAGCAACCGGATGGTTACCATGAGATCATGAGGAGCGGCGGGAAGGTGAAGAAGATCGGCCTATTCTGGAGTCCCCCGTACGATATCACCGTCCTTGGCAAGTATGATAACCAGGCATGCGGCGGGTGTGACTGCCTCTCGTGGAAAGGAGCTGGGGACGATATGGAGGCCCTGATCGTCAAGGCCGTGCAGTGCGGCCAGAGAGTCCTACTTGAGGGACTCATGGTCTCGGCGTGGGGTATCGAGAGGCTGACACGACTACTCCATCTTGGAGTCATCATCGTGCATATCGACACCCCTCTGGAGGAGTGCCTGGCGGCCGTGAATGATCGGCGACGGACACGCGCAGCAGCCATAGGCAAGTCGTTCGAGCCGGTCAATCCCGACAACACAGCATACAAATA